AAGCATTTGATAAGCGTTCAAAACCGCTTGAGCTTGAGTCAGAAAGGTTTGCGCCTTTCCAATCTCTTGCTCAAGCGATTGAATTTCACCAAGGAGAAATTCTTTGGTGATTACCATTAGGCAATCGTACTAGCCATGATGTAGTAGGTTGTGCCGCCGCTGGTTACTGGAATGCAATGGCTGACTACGGGCGAACCCACCTTAGCGCGGAATACACCTGTTGCGCTGACAGCAGGCATTTCAGCAAAGTTACCCACCTCGCCCGTGCCCGAGTTGGTCACGCGCAAAAAGGATGCGTTAGTCCAAGTGCCGCCCGATGCAAAATCAGAGTCCAGTTGCAAAGCTGCCAAGGTGCCGCCTGGGTTGGTAGACGTGCCACCAATGGTTGCACGAATGGCGTTGGCCGCACCGCTGATGGTGCCGCCAGTGTTGACCGACGTGCTGATGTGTGCGCCGTTAATGGTGCCGCCTGTAGCGCCGTTAGCGCCAGTTACGCGGGTCAAGAAACGAGCAGTTTCACCAGAGCCAGTCGAGGTAAAGGTTAGCCGGTTAAAGTTGAGACGAGTATCGCCCGACGTTGCTGAAGTAATCGCATACGCGCCGTTGAGGACACCAGCAGAAGTGATTGCAATTGGATCGTTACTTGAGCCAACTTGAAACGAATCTAGTTGAGGGTCGGCGTATGCAACGCCAATAGGTTTGTTATTTGCCATGATTAAATTCCTTTATCAGTTCCAAAAGGGAAAAATGGGGGTTGTTTAGACCCCCATTCAGTTTACGCAATCCGGTACACAGACCAAGCGCCGTCAGCACTCTTGCGAGCACGGAAAATAGCGCCAACGCCGGATGCAGGAGTTGCGCCAGAGCCAACCAAAGTCCAGCCAGTGTTGACAGTGACAGTGCCCACACCGGAACTGGTGGACATGACAACAAAGTCAAAAGTGCTGCCAATTTTGGCGCTGCTGATGCGATCATCTACACCACCCACACCAGCCACCAGCGGAAGCTGAAGGTTGTTGGCATTGGTTTGCGTGTACAGAATGATGCCACCTTCCAGATCGGCAACTGTCAAAGCAATAGTTGCGTTAGCTGTATAGGTTGCGGGAGTTGGGCCGTAGCCCAGCGTGACTTCGTTCAGATTGCCGTCACCAAGTTGGTAACCGCCTGCGCCGTTAGGTAATGCCATGATAATTTTCCTTCAAAAAAGTTTCTGATCAACCCCAGATGCGACAAGCCATCTGTGGACGAATGGTGCTGAAGCCATACAGTACGTCAATACGGCAAGGCATACGGTCGTTGTTGATGTCGTACTGACGAACCACGCGCAAGCTAATACCGTTATGGACAGCGCGAGCAGCCATATCGACGCCTTGGGGCAGCAACAAGTCGGCGGTCGCAAAAGTGATCGCGTCTTTGTGGTAGACCAAGTTTTGTGCGTAAGCAGTAGAAGCCGCACCAACGAAGGTTACGACGCCGCCAGTTGCAGGCAAGACATCCATAGTAGCCAAAGCATGGTTAGCTGAGTACATAGGCGCAACGGTCACAGTCCAAGTGCCACCCACGGCAGTAGCCGTAGTCAAAGCCACGAACTGAAACAATGAGCCAGTGGTTTCACGGGTCTGTGGGTTAACAGCATTGCAACCACTGATAGTGAACACGTCACCAGCATTAATTGTGGTGACTACAGAACCTTGCTCCAACAGAATGGTTGATGAACCTTCGGAAGTAACGCCTGGGGTTTTAACCAATGTAGAAGCAGTTGCGCTACGTGAGCCAGTGGTGTGCTGCTTGATTGACTGAGACATGTTGACTTCGTCAAAGCCCAACACGCCAGTGCCCATCATGCCGTTCTTGAACTGCTTGCTGATGGTGTCGGTGGGGTTAAACAAACCTTTCATGCCTTCAACCAAACCAGCGTTAGCGGCAGGGTTGACGGTAGCGTAACGTGGTGACATCACGGCAGCATTTTCGTTCAGCTTCTGCTGGGCTTGCAACAAGACCAAGCTAGTAGAAGGAGTGGTGCCTGGGGTGCCAACGGTGTTACCGATGGTTTTGTACGCGTTGGCAACGTCAGCATCAATGCTAGAGGCCAACTGGCTGATACGAGGCTTCAGAACACGTTCTGCGAAGTCGTCCAATTGCATGGTCAATTCAGCAGATGTGAAGTTCACGCCGATGTGCTTTTGTGAAGCAACGGTCAAAGTGGTGAACTGTTCGTTGTCGTCCTGAACTTGCAAGGCGGCACCGTCAGTTACCAAAGCGCGGTCGGGTAAACGGATACGCAGTGTAGAACCAATCTTGGCACCTTCAACAGCAAAGCTGTCGTCGTACTGACGGTTCACGTTACGGGTGAGCACCAGGTTGTTCTCGAGAATCTCGAGAGCTTTGCGGGTGATCATGTCGATCGTTAAGATACTATTAGACATGGAAAAAATCCTTTAAAAATTGTTTAGCGGTTTTGTGCTTCCCACTTCTTACGCTGTCTTGCTCGTTCAGCTTCAATCCACTGCGAATCGGTCATGGTCTTGGTAGACCGTGGATCCGTAGTGTCATAAGCTGGGCCTCCAGAGGAGCGAGCTGTGACCGGCGAAATCGGTGCTGGCGCTGACGTAGTTCTTTTCACAGGAGGATCGGTAGCCAACTTGGCCTCAATTCTCCCAATTTCTTTGGCCTGCATGATAGGCGCAAGACGAGATATACGATCGGCTTCCTTGGGGTTAGCACCGAGGTAGTAAGCTACTTCAGGGCCTATGTCCGAGGCTTGAATCGTCTGAGCCATCACGTTGGTGATCGGCAGCTTGGGGTTGTAGGCGACTTGTTCAAAGTCGTCGTACTTTGTCCGAGCTTCCTCTTCCTTTTCGTGGTAGGACTCAAGAATTGCAGATTGCTGCCTTGCTTCTTCTCGCTGGGCAAGCAGTTGTTCGGCTTTCTGGTAGGCCAATGCGTCTGCATAGGCTTCAGGGCTTTCAAACTGATCGACTGGCGGGACGTTTGCTGGCGCTCTCAGCGTTTGGGCTTCCGCTTGACGTTGAGTCTGGTCTCTTTCCCACTTACGTTGCTCTCTTGCAAGTCTTTTGCCGATTGCTGCATCAAGTTCTTCTTGGGTAAAAACCCTTGAAGGCTCTTTTGCTTCTTCAGCGACTTCCGGCGTTTGAGTTGCTTCCTGAGTGGCCGTCACTTCGGGAGCTGGCGCGGAGTCTACTTCCGCTAAGGTTTGTTGGACTTCTTCAGTCATTTTTGAATCTCAATGATTCCCTGGTGATCGCACCAGTACGGTTTTCAGCATTATGCTTGAATTTGGGCCTCTTGGTAAGCGGCAATCACTTCAGCCGTGTGGACTGCCGCACAGATGGCTTGGACTTTGGAATCCTCTGCGCTGTAGTCATTGCCAGGGGCGACCACATGGCGGTGAAAATTGCCACTGATCTGCTTACCGTCTTCCATGATAGCGGTCTTGGTGCGAACTTGGACGCAGCCGTTTTCTAAAACCTCAATGCGGTCTACGATTTCAATTTTCTCTAGCATGATGCTCTCCTAGTATGGCCCAAGAATCCACTTGGGCTTTGGTTTACAAATTAACTTTTTTTGTTATTTTCCTGCATTTTCTTTTCGTGCTCTCGCAACTGTTCGTTGCCAGTTTTAAATGGAGTTTCAATAGTCATTTTTTCCTCACTGAGCAAAAGATTGGTTTTTAAGGTACGACACGGCATCAAAATAACAGTCAAACTCAAGGCATTGAACCGCAGAAATTCTCCAAGTTATGTCAGACGTTACTCCCGTGCCATTTGCAAAGTCCAAGAAAAACGTTTCGCCACCTGACGAACTTGCCTGAACGATTGACGCAAATGTGTACCAACGATCGTTCGATCCGCACTCCATTGGGCCAGCGGCCTGAACCGTGCTTCGATTCCACCAGTACGCATACACAACGCCTTGCGTTTGTTTCATGCTGAACGTCAGCAAGTAATACTTGTTTGCCGTGGTTGTAAAACTTGTGCCAGTCAACGATGTAAATTGTCCGTCAGTCCAGCCCGTTTTAGTCAATTCGTTTGATGTGGCATACAACTCGCCGTCATTGACTACCGATCCAGTAAGCGAAAACGAACCTGTTGTCCCAACCGCTGAAGTCGCTGGTATTGAAAACTCGGTGGAATAGTTTGCCGCTGTGACAATGTTGTTTCTTGGCAGCACATTGAACCAAGCCTGTGTTCGCTGCGTTGCCCCACCAGGCAAAACTTCAATTTTCTCAGGGAAGCCTGTAACAATTTGATTTAGCCCCCTTGGAAACGCGCCAGGCCCAGTTGGGTTTTCCATAACAATATATGAACTATTGTCACTTAGCACAATGGGGCCGCCACCTGTACCTGACAGGGTTGAACAAAAACAATCGCGGACGGTTACATTGATGCCTGTGCCTCTTATTTCGCAATCAGCAAACACACCGCCCTCAAAAACGTAAGTGCCTTTTGTTCCGTCCAAAATAATGGTTTTTGATGTAACTGATAAATCACTTCGTGTAGAGCCAACCCACTGGTCAATGATTGTCGGGCTGGCTGTTTCCAATGTTCCGTTACCTTCAAACCATACGTTCTTAAACGAAGGCGGCACAAAACTAGCAACATCG